TGAGCGCTGTCGGAGACAGGCTTAATTATTTGCACAAAGTTTGCACTTTTGGGGTTATAAAATGTGGTATAGTTGTATAATAGCAGAGCCGTCTAGGAAGGGCGGCTTTTGTGCTTGCTAAAAAATGAAGTGGTGATGATGGCTAGACATTCAGAGATTTATAAGACCACCGAGTGGGAAAAAGTCAGGCAGTTTGTTATCGTCAGGGATAATGGCTTATGTGTTTTATGCCGAAAAAAAGGCAAGATAAAGCCAGGTACACAGATTGATCATATAGAAGAGTTGACAGATAAAAATAAGCATGATTGGAATATCGCGTACAATCCTGAAAACTTGCAATTGCTATGTGATGATTGCCATCAGCACAAGCATGGGCGCAGCATCGGTTTACAGAATTTTGTCGCGCCACTATAATTAATAATTTTGCGTGAAAACGGGAATTATGCTTTTTAATTCACTAACCCCCCCCATTCATTTTTCAAATTTCATTTCCTGGAGACCGAGGGAGGTACATTTCATTTCACTCGAACCCCAAACGTATAAAGGGCGTGGTAATATTAGTAAATTTAGAGAAAGATAAGCGAATATCAAAAGAGATTGCCAGACTTAAAAAACTTTTTAAAAACATACCAAAAGATACCATAAACGCAGTTTTAGCATTAATCCGGAATGCCGCTTTCATGACAGTAACCCTTGAAGACCTGGCTGAAGTTATAAATCAGAATGGAGTAATATCTGAATATCAGAACGGGGAGAATCAATGGGGAACAAAAAAATCCCCGGAGGTTGAAATTTACAATGCCATGGTCAAAAATCTGGCGTCCATTATCAAGCAATTGACAAGCCTAATCCCGGAAGGTTCAAGACCAATATCTAAAGAACTGGATGCATTTGAAAAAATATTGGGCCGAGGCGTTAGAGGCGTTAAAAATGGCTAACGTAAACACTCCTCAATATATTAAAGACTGGCATGACTACGTTGAAAGAGAATCGGCAAAGCATTGCAAGGAAATTAAGCAGCTAAAAAAGCTGATTGAAAAACTACTGAAAAGCAAAACAGTCTATTATGACAATATCGATGTTGAGGCATTTATAGATTTTTGCAGGCTTGGGAGACACAGAGAGGGCAGGTGGGCCGGGCAACTTTTTGAACTGACCATTGAACAAAAATATTTTGCATCATGTGTTTTTGGATTTAAAACTTACGATGAAGAACTAAAAATGAATGTCAGATATTTTCGGGAATTCGTCCTTTTTTGTTGTCGTAAATTCGGTAAATCTTTTTTTGCAAGCGCGATAGCGGCTTACATGCTCATGGCTGACCGGGAACAGGCTGCCCAGGTATGGTGCTTAGCCACGCAAAAACAACAAGCGTCTATTGTATATGAATCGGCTAAGAATTTTATATTAAGCAGTCCGGTACTTAAAAATCATGCAAAGACAAGAAGGGATAAAGATAATTCTGAAATGCTTCTTTTTCCAGCCGGAAACAGCTATATGAAAGCGGGAAGCAAGAACAATGAATCGCAGGATGGACTGAACCCAAGTTTTTTTATTGTCGATGAATGTCACGCAATTAAGAACCGTAATACTTATGATGTATTTTCATCCGCCGGCGGAGCTAGAACGCAGCCTCTCGGAGGTATCATTTCAACTTTCGGTTTTATACGCGAGGGAATCTTTGACGGTGTGCTTGAACGATGCCAAAAAGTTTTATCCGGGAAGAGTAAAGAGCGACTTTTCCCGATGATTTTTAAAATTGATAATGATGATAAACCAGAAGATAGGAACTGCTGGATAAAAGCCAACCCAGGATTGCTTGAAGGCAGGCCAACCATGAGCTACCTTGAAGGAGAATATCAGAAGGCGCTGGAAGACCCGGCGCAGATGCCGTCGTTCCTGGCAAAACATTTGAACCGGGCAAGCAGTTTAAGTGTCGTATATTTTGACCTTGCAATTGTAGACCAATGCGCTATAGATATGTCTGAAAATATGATCCGTGATAAATATGCGGTAGGGGGCGTTGACCTTTCAGAAACCACTGATCTCTGTAATGCTACAATTCTGATTCCATTTAATGGTAAGTTATATCTGTTTCAAAAATATTTCATCGCCAGGGCTAGAATAGAACAGAACAGTAAAGCAGACAAAATGGCCTATGAAAGCTTTTGTTATACAGGTGCTATTGATTCGCTTAATAGCGAACTGTTGCATATTTGTGAAGGCAGCATGGTAAGCCGGAAAGATGTTGCCCAGTGGTTTGTAAATTTGGCTGAAAAATACGGCGTAATTTTTTGGAAAATAGGGGCCGATAGATGGCACTTTAAGGATTTTGCGGAAGATATGGCCATGGCCGGATTTCCGGCTGAGGACAAAGAGGGCCGGGGTGTTGTTTTTGAAATCGCAATGGGAGCAAAATCGCTATCACAGCCAATGAAAGAGACAAAATCACTTTTTAAGGATAAGATAATACAATTCTCTAAGCATAACGGGCTATTTCGCTGGTGCACGATAAACACAGCTGCGAGAATTGATCCCAATGCAAATATCCAGCCTGATAAAGCGAAAAGTAAGGCAAGAATTGATGGTTACATCGGTTTCTTAACAGCATATATAGCATATAAAAAATGTGAAGATTTATTTAAGGAATATCAAAATTAGTGCGCTAGGCGGTGATGGCTTGGGATTTTTTCGCTATGTGCTTGATTATTTTCGTAAAGACAAATTAACAGTTACAAAGCTTATAGATTTACTCAACCAGGGTTATTCTCTGACTCAGATTAACCGGCAGTTGTACGACATCCCGGAAGTCAGGACGGCGATAAACTTTGTGGCGGAAAAAGTAGCGAGTGTCCCATATTACCATGTGAGAGCCGATACCGAAGGCAACCGTGAATTTTTAAATAGTCGCGTGCAGTACGTACTATCCACCCGGGCGAACCCTTATCAAGGTCCGCAGGTATTTTGGACGCAGGTCATAACGACGCTGCTTGCAAATAACAACGCTTACATAATGCCCGACTGGGGGGAGGACGGAAACCTCAAGGCGCTATATCAGTTGCCGTTTACAGTCCATGATTTCAAACAGTCACCGGACGGCAGACTGATAATTATTTTCCCGGCGGCGGGCAATTATGCGTTTTATTACGACGACATGATTCACCTGCAACGTTTCCCAACCATTAAGGGGGGCACAACCAAACAGGCTACAGGGAATTATGTCACCATCGTAAGCACCATGCAGAATCAGGCGGTCAAAGATAGTGAGACCTCCGGCCGGATTGCGGCGCTGCTGCAGGTCAAGTCCCAGTTAAAAGGCTCTGACATGCTGAAAAAGCTGAATGAATTCAAAGATCTCTTCTTAACCGCTGAAAATACAACCGGCTTTGGCATGATCGGCGCCGAATACGATATTCACAAGCTAGACTTAAAAACGAATCCACTGGATGTCAAGCTTTTGGAAGATATTACCCGGAAACTTTATAACTATTTCGGAGTATCGCATGAGATTATCAACGGTATAGCTAACGAATTACAATATGAACAGTTTGTGGATAATACTATAAAACCATTGGTAAATCAGATTATCCAGGAATTAACTTATAAGCTGTTCAGCGATAAAGAAATTGGCCACAACAATAAAATCCTTGCCGAACTAATTGATTTAGAAATTAGCACATTATCCGCAAAAACAGCATTCTACAAAGAAATGATTTTCGGCGGCGTCATGAGTCGCAACGAAATTAGAAAACGAATCGGATTACCTAAGGGTCCGCCGGAACTTGATAAATTCATGGAGAGCAAGAATTTTCAAGCCCTGGGACCTGGCAATTATGTGGTTGAAGAGCCAAACCCGGAAACCACTACTTAGAACGGCGGTGGGAAAATGCCTTTGCCGGAGCCGAAGCAAGAAGAAAAAAAACAAGATTTTATAGCCAGGTGTATGTCAAATAAAACCATGGACGATGAATTTCCAGATGAGGAACAGCGGTTTGCTGTCTGTAATTCGTTATGGAAACAGAAAAGAGGTGATTTAATGAAATCTCCAATTACTCAGCGGGATAAGAAGTTTTTAGGTTTTCCTGAAAAACAATCTAATTTCAGGGCCGTAACTGAAGAGATTGACGGGAAACAGATTCGGCGTTTGCGTGGATACCCGATACTATTCAATGTGGTTGGGGAACCATGGCGGGGCAGTATCTGGAAAGAAAAAATCTCCCGGAATGCTCTGGACGAGGTGGATTTTTCCAAATTGGTCATGTTATTAGACCATAAAACTGAATGGGTGCTTGGCAAGGTTGGCAAAAACATGACGGCGGAGATTGATGATACCGGATTGTTTGTTGATGCGACTCTGGGCGATACCTGGTTGGATGATTACATTTTTGACCGGGTACAGCGTGAACTAATAGACGGTATGTCCTTCTGGTTTGATAGAAATGCCCTGGTTGCCTCTGACTGGGAAACAAAAATAGATACCATTGTTAAAATTAACGACGTATATGAGGTCAGCATTTTGACTTTCCCGGCCTACGAAGATACCGCCGTTATTGCAATGAATGATAATCCCGAAACCGTGATATCGGTGGATGACGAGGCAAAAAAACAAGCGCTTATTAAATTAATCGACTTACTTTAGGAGGAATGAAAAGGAATGAAAAAAATTAAAAGAATAGTAGGCAGTACCAAACGCAACGGTAGTGAAGTAATCCTAACCCAAAAAGAGGCGGCTGAACTTCGCCGGGAAAAAATTGAATTGGAACAGCGCAGGCTTGAACTTAAAGCTAAAATCAAGAATCACCGCGGCATGTCTACGGAAGAATTGGAAAGCGCTGCTGACCAGCTCAAGTCTATGTCTGACCGGATGGATGAGATTAATGAGAAATTGCGTCATGCTCCTGAACCGGAACAGCGGGCTAAATTGCCTGTAGTATCGAAAACCAATGAAATCACTGCGGAAAATTATAGGTCCAGCGCTCAGTATCGGGATGCCTTTTACCGCAGCTTTCTTAACAACCGGGTAAATGAAGCCGACGCGGAAATCATGGCCTTCGGTAAGCGGGCTATTACCAGCATGGATGGTGGTAGTGTTACCAGCGGCGCGGAATATCTAGTCCCTCAGACTACTCTCGATAAGGTATACTCTATTATCCAGCAGTACGGTAGGCTTTATTCCGCTATCACCAAATTCGGATTTACCGGGGATGTGAGCCTGCCTATCGGCACCGCAGGGTCACCTACTGAAAACCCCGACGGTACCATAACTTTGAACTTTACGTTTACCGAGGTCAAAATTTCCCAGCAGGCAGTTGTCGCAACTATTATCGTGAAAAACCTACTGCTCAGAAACAGCATTCCGGCTTTTGAACAATATCTGGCCATGGAAATCGGTAAATACATCGGGCTCTTATTGGAAAACTACGTGTTAAATGGTTCTCTGAGTACTTCTACTTTCTTGGGAATTATAACGGCTATTAAAGTAGACCCTTCTAAGGCGCATACCTATTCGATAATGGACTGGCAGCAAATTGCCAATATCTGCGCCGAGGTTGAAAGCCCCTATGGTGACAACGCGGTCTGGATAATGAAGAGGAGCACGTTCTTTAAAAAGTTCTTCGCAATGACCGATGCCGCAGGAGCGCCCATTATTTCAGTAATACCGATACAAGGCGCGCCTGGCCAGTCTAATTATTTAATTGCCGGTCAACCGGTTATATTCACATCTCAGATGCCAGATACTGATTCTGTGTTATATGGGGATCTTACCACCTATGTCGTTAATGAGTCAGAATCATTCGTGATAGAATCAAACACATCTGAAAAATTCTCAAGTGATGAGACCGTATGGCGCGGCAAGGTTTATTCCGGTGGCAAACCATTGTTCGCAAAAACCACATTCACATATTGGTATTATGTTGCATAATTCAAGAGGCCGAATCGCCCCTGCGTAAACGTGGGAACTTTTTTCGGGCCGGAAAGGAAGGAAAATAAATGAGTAGATTTTATCCCAAGATAGCTGATACAGTTCCAACCGATGCACCGGGAGTGAGAGTTGATAGAGGATATATTGCACATTTCCAAGTTGCCGCGGCAGCCGCTACTGCAGCCGTTACTAATGGCATCCATGCGGCCATTCAAGATAACGGACAGCAGCAGGTAATCACTACTGGCATTACCAATCCATCTGTACCCCGAAATATTACTGCAACAGCTGGTGGTACGGGGGAAGATATTAAGGCAATCCAGGTTATCATAGAAGGTACGAATTATGCCGGCGAGGTTATCACTGAAACACTGCCTGCCTTCACGGTAAATACTCCAGGAACTGTAACTGGTAATAAAGCTTTTAAAACAGTGACCAAGATAACTGTTCCAGCTCACGACGGCACGGGGGCTACGACTGCAATCGGCTTTGGCGAAAAACTTGGCTTGCCGTACAAGCTATCCCATAATACCGTCCTTGCGGCTTATCTAGATAATGCAAAAGAAGGCACTGCACCGACCGTGGCAGTCAGTGCATCAACCCTGGGATCAAACACTATTGACCTGAATAGTGCTTTGAACAGTAAACAGGTAGACGCGTATTTAATTGTATAACGGTGGTGGGCGGCAATGACAGACATTGAACTCCTCGCAAAAGTAAAATCCGGTCTTGGAATAACCGGAACTGCTACAAATGATACCATATCAATCAAGATGTTGGCGGCTAAGCAATATATGCTTAATGCCGGTGTAACCATCGAACAGGTTGAAACAGACCTTGGTATCGCGGCGTTAACAGTTGGGGTTAACGACCTCTGGAATCTGGCCAGCGGAGAGGTAAAATTCAGCCAGGCATTTGATATCCTGATGACACAACTCAAGGTGGTGAGTATGCCTGATGTCTAGACCGGATCAGGCGATTTTTTTAATCAGCGTTGCAATTACCAATGATGAAATAGGCAATCAGATTGAAACACCAACGGAGCGCATGGTATTTGCCGAAGAACTCGCTGTATTTTCCAGCGAGTTTTATAACGCTGCCTTAACCGGCCTGCGTCCGGAAAAAATGTTTGAGATTTACACTCAAGAATATGCCGGTGAAGCTAAACTGAAACACAACGGCGCTATTTACCGTATTATCCGTACCAGCTTAGGCAAAACCAAGGAAAAAACCCGTCTTACCTGCGAAAAGGTGGGGGCTGATAATTAGTAGTGGTCACATATTTAACTATGTTGTTTAAACAGTAGGTGGTCGCCGATGGCTGAAATAATTGGTATTGATAACCTGGCCGGTCAAATAACAACAACCATCAGGCAATATACCGAAGAAGTTTCTGAAGCCATAGAACGTGAATTGGACAATACTTCAAAAGCCGTATTGGATGATATTAAAGCTAATTCGCCAGTTAAAACCGGAAAGTATAAGGCTGGTTGGAAACGCAAAAAAGAAGGTTCGGGCGGTAGTATCAAATACACAATTCACAATAAAAATAAGCCCGGTCTAGCGCATTTATTGGAATTCGGACACGCGAAAGCCGGTGGTGGAAGAGTGGCCGGTAAACCTCACATCCGACCGGTATATGATAGACATGTAAGCACTATGGAAGACAGGATTAAGCGGATTATTCAAAAAGGAACTTAAGAACGGGGGAATATTATGCCAGCGGGACAAATTTACAATAAAGATTTAAACAGAACTAACAGCGGAAAAACTCCTTATGTCTATGATACGACGTTGGATGAGTGGGTAGCATATACAAAACAGGTAGGTTCAGCAATCGGTGCTGCAATTACAGGCACCTCCTCCACCCTGGCCGTTACAACCGCATCCCAAGTTGCACTGGCGGCCAATGCAAACCGTAAATATGCCAAATTTCAGAATGATAGCGACACAACTATTTATCTCATGACCGGCGCGGCAGCGGCCCTTAATCAGGGTGAGCGACTTAATCCGAACGGCGGCAGCTATGAGATGTCTCCGGCCATAGGCAACCTAGAATTGACTGCCGTCTACGCCATTCACGGTGGCACGGGGAATAAAAATCTGCTTATCAAGGAGGGGATATAAAAATGCAAGGAGGACTGTTTAACCCAATCACTGTAGAGCAAATTATTGCCGCACTCCCGTCGCATTATGAGCGAAGCAGCGATGCGATATCAGGCTGGAAAAAGAAAAGTGCCTCTAACATAGTGTTGCAATCGCCAAATAAGATGACAATAAATATCGGCGACAAAGGCTATATTCTATCTTCGCAGATAGAACTAGATTTATCTGTGGCGGCCAGTTGGGATTCAGTAGCAACCGACTATACCATTGCGGCTAACCGTGCAGGGAAAAATTTCTATATTTACGCCTGCCAGCCGAGTAATAGCGGGCCGGCGCCGAAAATATTGCTTTCGGCTAACTCAACAGTGCCGACCGGGTACGACGCAACTAATTCTCGCAAGGTTGGCGGTTTCCACTGCCTATGTGTTGCCGCCGGAACAATTTCCGGCCATCCGCTTTCTGGTTATTTGGCCGGTGACATCTTGCCCGCTTCTGTCTGGGACTTAAAGCATAGACCGGTTTCAAATCCTGAAGGAATGGTCTTTTCTGAAGCGGCAAATATTTGGGTGGATATATACCTGCAAAGCGGCACCGGCGCAAATACGGCCAGTGCATACGGGGCAACCATCACGGACAACCGAAACTGGATGGACTTCGTTGACGACGCCGGGGCAGTCAAGAAGCGTTTGTTAAGGGATATGGAATTCCAACTGATCGCTGCTGGAAGCAATGAGAAAACCAACATTCAAGGGTCTGCTGATCCGAACACCGCCGGCGGCCATGTGGATACCGCCGGTAGGCGCATGATTTCAAATATCGGTTGTGAGGATTGCTGCGGGGCAATGTGGCAGTGGCTGGATGAGCAAAGCTACAGATATGATGGTGGCAGTCATACGCATGCATTTACCGGTTCTGGTCTTGCGACGCATACGCATACCGAAAACCAGGAAGCATCGTATACACAAAACGTCCAAACTGGAGCTATATCAGCAGGCATCCCAGAAGGCACGAATGCAAGTGTAGATCCGGCCCCTGCATTTGGTTATTATACCCTCCCCGGCGACAGGGGTTCGTTATACAGACAAGGCACTTATGGTGATGTGAAGCTGCGGGCGGGCGCGTTTTGGACGAGTGGTGCGTATTCGGGTTCTCGGTCTCGGGGTGCGTATAACTATCGCTGGGATGCGACTACGTATATCGGGTGTCGCTTGGCGGCCGCTCAGCGCGCGGTGGCCACGTAAAGCGAAACACGAAAAATTTTTAGGCCAATAGGTCTGCTGGCGGGCGCGAATTGGACGAATGGTACGAATTCGGGTTCTCAGTCTCGGAATGCGAATAACTATCGCTGGAATACGAATACGAATATCAGGTGTCACTTAGCAGCCACTCAGCACGCGGATACAGGATTTGAGTTAACTCCTGGCTGGATCTGTTGGCCTTGTTTCAGGAAACTGGAGCAAAACACGAAAAAGGAGTTTGGGGATAGTTAGTAGTTTATGCGAACGTTATTCCCAAAATATAAAAATACGTATGAAACGACACGGGAATTTGTTTTCAAACATAGCCGATTTGGGCAACATCTATAAGGCGTATCGCAATGCCAGAAAGGGTAAAGGATGGCAAAAAACGGTCAAAGAATTTGAGAAAAACCTTGACGCAAATCTAAATAAAATTCAGCAGAGCTTAGTCAGCAAAACATTTCAGACATCGTCATATAAAACAAAGATTATCCACGAACCTAAAAAACGTATTATTTATAGATTACCATTTAATCCTGACCGTATTATCCAACACGCGCTTATGAACGTAATTGAGTCAATTTGGGATAAACTGTTCATTTATGATTCGTATGCCTGCAGAAAACGAAAGGGAATACACGCCGGAAGCAGGCGCACAATGGAGTTTGTCAGGAGGAATAAATATTGTTTAAAATGTGATATTTCAAAGTTTTATCCATCAATAAACCATGATATCTTATTTGAGATTGTTAAAAGAAAAATAAAGTGTAAAGATACGCTATGGCTGATAAAAGATATTATTTATAGCATAGGTGGCGGTGTGAATGTTCCTATTGGTAACTATACAAGTCAGTGGTTCGGGAATCTGTACATGAATGAGACTGACCAGTTTATTAAACATAACTTTCATATTAAAGACTATATTCGTTATTGTGATGATTTCCTGTTGTTTCATGATGATAAAAAATTTTTAGGTGAAATGGTTGGTGTAATTGAAGAATATTTAAGAGAAAGATTACAGTTAAAGCTTAGTAAGTGCGATTTATTCCCTGTATCACGAGGCATTGATTTCTTAGGATATAGGCATTTCAAGGGTTATGTTTTAGTTAGAAAGAGCACGGCAAAACGGGTTAAAAAACGACTTAAAAAGCTACCTACATTACTGGCTAAAAATAAAATATCTATGGAGCAATATCGGTCTTCGCTTGCATCTACAATGGGCTGGCTTAAGTGGTCAAATAGTTACAATTTGAGAAAAAGTTTGCAGATCAAGGCCCTTTTGGAGGTTTGCAATGGAAGATCAGAGACTAAAGCATTTCAGTGATTTTGCGCAGGAAGCAGGTCCTATGGATGGGACAAAATTGAAAATTGACGATGTAATAAATCGGGAAATATTAATTATTGGCTGTAAAATTAAAGATAGCAAGTATTCCAAAACAAATACCTCAAAATGTTTAACTTTGCAATTTGTTCTCCAAGAAAAAAGGTATGTCTTGTTTACCGGGTCATCTGTTTTAATTGAGCAGATGGAAAAATATCAGAATGAGATTCCGTTTCTGGCTACAATCAAGAAAATTGACCGCTATTATACTTTATCATAAGGAGGAATAATCATGGTAGGGTACCCGCGATGGCTTAATACCAGAGAAGATTATTTATATGTTCGTGAACATTTTCCCCGTGAACAATGGGAACCTGCTTTTCAAGCACTACTTGATGAGCGCATGGTCTGGCTGAACACTGGCAAGCTGGTAAATGAAGCCGATGGCATTGTTGACGAAACGCACAAGGTGATTACTGTTGGCGGCGAAGAGGACGGGGCGCCGGTACAGTACTATCAATATGAGTACAAGGAAGATCCGAATTGTAAGCTGTTCATGCTTGGATTTACGGTTGAAGAAGTTGAAAATAGCAAGCTAACGGGTGGCGGCGCCTCGACAGCGCAAAAAACAGATAGTGAAGCTACGCGGTCTACTGAAAGGCAGGTGTAAATCATGACTCAGGCAGAACTCTATACCGCCTTAAAAAGTCTCGGTATGCCAGTGGCATACGGGGAATTTACCAAGTCAACCGCTCCTCCATTTATCACATATCAATTTGCTTATTCTAATGACCTGATGGCCGATAATCAAAATTACCTGGAAATAAGTAATTTTCAAGTGGAGCTTTATACTGTTAAGAAGGATCTGGCGGCTGAAGTATTAATCCAGAATAAACTCAAAGAATTGCATTTGCCATATTCAAAAATTGAAGCCTGGCTGGATGAGGAAAATTTACGCCAGATAATCTATGAAATTAAAATTTGAAAGGCAGGTTAAAATAACATGGCCAATAAAGTAACTTTCGGCCTTGAAAAAGTCCATGTGGCTTTTAAAGGCGTCGCTCAGGTGGAATCTATAGAAGTATTAACTGGATGTACCTTAGATGGTGAAATGACTGTTACCGTAACAGGAGTGCCCCTTGCAGGGGGCAATGAGGCTTGCATTGTTCCCGTATCGACTGAATCCCATGGCACGCCTACAAAAGTAGCCAGCGCGGTTGTAGATGTGCTTAACAACAATACGGATGTGAGTGCCCACTATACCGCGTCGCATATCGGGCCGGTAATCTATCTGACGGCTAAAATAGTAGCCGCCAACGATGCTACTTTAGCCATTGCCTTTACTCCCGGTACTACCGGTGTGACCGTCGGGGCCAGTATAAACGTCACGGCGGGAGCGACAGGTTGGGGGACACCCATCGCCATCCCTGGCGCAGTACGTTTTGCATTGAAATCCGAGGGCGAAGAGACAAAATTCTATGCCGATAATGGACTTTACTTTATCACGAATAAAAATAACGGATATACGGCTGAATTGGAAATGGCTCTAGTATCTGATTTGGTGCTAGCGCAAATGCTGGGTTGGACAATCGATTCAAACGGTATGCTTGTGGAAATGGCCAACGGAATATCTGCTCATTTTGCTTTAATGGGCCAGGTTGAAGGAGATAACAAGAACCGGAGGTTTGTTTTTTATGATTGCATGGCAAGCAGACCGGACAAAGAACATGGCACTAAAAATGAGAAGATGGAGCCTCAGACTGATGTCCTTAATTTGAGCATCACTCCTATAGAAGTTGGCGGAAACTTGATTGTAAAAGGCGTTATGGAACTCAGCGCAACCAATGAAGCCGCTTATAACGCATTCTTCAATGCCGTCACTGTTCCGGCGCCATAAGAAAGGGCAATAAACCATGAGAGAGATAAATATCGGCGATAAGGTTGTTAAGGTTAGGGCAACACCCTTAACTTTGCTTTACTACAAACAGGCTTTCGGTACTGATTTAGTTGGCGATATGATTAAGATGCAAGTATTAGAGAAAGAGCCATCTAAAATTGATTCCGTTGTTTTTTTGCAAATGACCTGGGCAATGGCTAAAGCTGATAATGGCCCGGGAAAACAATTTCCTGGATTCGAAAATTGGGTATCAGAACTAGAATCCTTTGATATGTCAGATCAAACAATACTCCAAGCTGTCATAGAAGAGGCGATAGACGGCTTTTTTCGTAGAGCACAAAGAGAGCAAAAACGGTAATGTTGATATTCCTGACCGGATTGATTTAGAGTGGATAGTGGTGGGTAAAAAAGCCGGATTATCACTAGCGGAAATAAACGAATTCAGAATCCGGGATTTGGCCGCATACGTAGAAATTTATATCGGGGAAGGCAAGAACAGACCAAGAAAAGCGACACAGGAAGATATTGACCGGTTATTAAGTTGAGAAAGGAGGGATAGATTTGGCAGAAAGCATTCGTGGCATAAATATTGTTATTTCTGGTGAAACAACAGGATTACAAAAGGCTTTAGCCGATGTTAATAAACAGAGTAAGGATATTCAATCAGAATTAAAACAGGTTGAAAAACTTTTAAAGTTAGACCCCGGTAATACAGAGCTTTTAGCCCAAAAACAAAAACTTCTTTCTGATGCCGTGGCCGCAACCGGCGAAAAATTAAATAGGCTTCGCGCCGCCCAGGAGCAGGTTAACCAACAATTTGCCCGCGGTGAAATAAATGAGGGTCAGTACAGGGCTTTTCAACGTGAGATAGTAGCCACCAGAGATATTGGGTGAGAATTACAAAAAACCGGCGAAAAAATGAAAGACGTCGGTGAAAAAATGTCCATTGGGATAACTGCCCCCATAGTTGCAGGCGGCGCGGCCCTGCTTAAAGGCGCAATTGATGCGGAAGTGGCTACTGGTAAACTTCAGGCATCTCTAGGGCTAACAGCTAAAGAAGCAGAAAACTTGGGCGGGGTTGCTCAAGATGTTTGGAAAAATGGATTTGGAGAAAATATTGATGAGGCGAACCAGGCAATAGTTAGTGTACGTAAAAATATCGGAGATCTTTCTAAAGATGATTTGCAAAAGGTCACCGAAGGAGCAATGACTATTGCCGACGTTTTTGGTCAAGATGTTAATGAAGTAACTGCCGCTGCTGGTGTGGCAATGAAAAACTTCGGCATTTCCGGTCAGAAGGCTTTGGATATTATAACAGCCGGTTTCCAGCAAGGCGGCGACTATTCCGGGGAATTACTTGATACGATTAGGGAATATTCTCCACAATTTGCAAGTTTGGGGTTATCCGTTGACCAGGCTATGGGTATGCTTGTAGCGGGCGCTCAAGCAGGCGCATGGAACCTGGATAAAGTGGGTGACGCCATGAAAGAATTCAATATCCGGGCACAAGATGGTAGTAAAACTACCGCTGAAGGTTTTACCATGCTCGGTTTGAATGCGGATAAAATGGGGACTTCTATAGCCGCTGGCGGGAAAAATGCTCAACAGGCATTCATGGCCACAATAACCGCATTAGCCAATATGAAAGACCCATTGTTACAAAACCAGGCAGGAGTAGCGCTTTTTGGTACACAATGGGAAGATTTGCGCGGCAAAGTAGTTACGGCAATGGCTGACGGGGTTACCGGCATCAAAAATTTTCAAGGGGCCACGGCAGAGGCCGCTAAGGCTGCGTATGATAATAATCCCGGTCTCATTCTGACTATGGCTATGCGGGAACTGCAAGCGGCAATCGGGCCAGCGCTCTTGCCCTTAGCCGATATTATTAAAAATACAATTGCACCGGCTGTTAAATCGCTTGCTGAAGGGTTTAAAAATCTATCTCCTGCTGGACAGAAAATTATTCTCGTAATTGCTGGTATTGCCGCCGTAATCGGGCCTTTATTGGTTGTTTTCGGTATGCTTTCTACTGCTATATCAAGCATAATTGCATTCCTTCCGGGTTTAGGTGCGGCCTTTGCGGTTTTAACCGGCCCAATTGGCATTGTTATTGCAGCTATTGCCGCTTTTGCAGCTATTGCTATTGTAGTCATCAAAAATTGGGGGCCAATAAAGGCGTTTTTTGCTAATTTATGGAATGGAATTAAAGATATTTTCACCACGGTTTTAAACGCCATCAAATCTTTCATTGAAAATATCTGGAACGGCATCAAAACCGTCACTGAAACAGCCTGGAATGCAATAAAAACTTTTCTTGTCAATTGGTGGCCTGTTCTGGTGGGTCTTTTAGGCGGGCCAATAGGAGTTCTGGTTGGTTTAATAATCAAAAATTGGGACAGCATTAAATCAGCTACTGAAACAGCCTGGAATGCAATAAAAACAGCTATTATCGTTCCTATTGAAAATGTGAAAAATCTTTTATCTACCGCCTGGAATGCTATTAAAACAAACATTGAAACGATTTGGAATGGCCTAAAAGCTTCCGCAACAACTATCTGGAATAATATAAAGACTGCTATCACTACTCCAATTGACACTATAAAAAATTCTCTATCTACCGCCTGGAATGCTATTAAAACTACTGCAATTAACGCTTGGGATACGTTAAAAAGCACTGCGGGTAGAATATTTAATCAAATAAAAGAGGCTATAATATCGCCTTTTAAAAATATTCGCATCCCTATGCCACATTTTGATTTTTCTGTGATATACAAAACTTTGGCTGGTATTAAGTTTCCGATACCGAAAATATCGGTTAACTGGTATGCTAAGGGCGGTATTTTTACCAGCCCGCAGATAATAGGAGTTGGTGAAGCAGGCCCAGAAGCTGTTATTCCGTTAAATAAAACTAATGGTATTGGCGGGGTAACAATTAATATGTATGGCCCGGTAAATGTCCGGGATGACCAGGATATTCTACGGATTTCCAGAGAGTTATTTTCGCTTCAACAGCAGGCAATCAGGGCAAAGGGGATAGTGTAGGTGGGATTTACTTTTAATGGACATCATTGCAGTGAATTCGGGTTGGCTGTGAAAAATAAAAACCGGCAGATGCTTCCCCCGGCAAAAGAAAATTATATTGAAATACCCGATAGGCATGGTAGTTTATATTTCCCTAGCGTACTGCAAGACCGGGTTATTGAAATAGAATGCGCTTTCATGGGCAACAGCCTGCAGAATGTACGTGGAA